TATAAGTAAAGAGTTAGCAGACTTTTGTTTTGCTTATTTTTTAAATAAAAGAAAAGTAGCACAATTTTTATTTGATAAAAAATATATATCTCCATTTACTGAATATTATGGCATATGGAATGATCCTCAAGTTCCTAATACTTATTCCCATTATAGCGATTTAGTTATGGAAACTTTATTACAAAAAGTAAAACCTGTAATGGAAAAACATATAGGATTAAAATTATCTGAGACTTATTCTTATGCAAGAATATATAAAAAAGGAGATATACTTGCTAGACATAAAGATAGATATTCTTGTGAAATATCAACTACATTAAATCTTGGTGGAGATTTATGGCCAATTTATTTAGACCCTACAGGTAAAACAAGTCAAGCTGGTATTAAAGTAAATTTAGAATCAGGAGATATGTTAATGTATTCTGGATGTGATTTAGAACATTGGCGAGAAGAATTTACAGGTAAAGATTGTGGTCAAGTATTTTTACATTACAATAAAAAAGGTTCTAAGATAGCCAAAGAAAATCAATTTGATAAGCGTCCTTTTATAGGACTTCCTGCTTTTTATAAAGCTGTTAAAAAGTAATTTATGAAAGGTTTATCTAATAATAATTTTTATATATAAAAAAATATGTTATAAATCATTTTGCTTAACTATGGAATAAACTATGCAATTATCTAAACATTTCACATTAGAGGAGATGGAAAAATCTCAAACAGCTACTAGAAAAGGTATTAAAAATAAAGCTGGTAGTGGAGAGATTAAAAATTTAGGTGATCTTTGTTATGAAGTATTAGAGCCTGTACGAGCAAAGTTTGATAAGCCTGTCACAATTACATCAGGATATAGAAGCCCTGAATTATCAGAAGCAATAGGTAGCAAATCCACTTCACAGCACTGTCTTGGAGAGGCTGTCGATATGGAAGTGATAGGAGTGTCTAATTTACAAGTAGCTTTATGGATTCAAAACAATGTAGATTTCGATCAATTAATTCTCGAATTTTATACAGGAGAAACTAATTCAGGCTGGATTCATGTATCATACAAAGAGGGTTCTAATAGAAAACAAGTTTTGACTTTTGATGGGTCGTCTTATACCAATGGATTACCTGATGCTAAATGGTCAGGCGGTAAATTTGCAAACTAACAAAGGAGAAAACTATGCCTTATCACTATGGACATGGAAAAGATAAAAAAAGAAAGAACAAGCCTAAAAAAAGTAAAATGGCTAAAAAGAAAAAAAAATAATGGTTAAAGTAGCATCTATAACAGGAATTATTAAAGGTCTTAAACCAAGACAACAAAAGACTATGAAAGCACACGCAAGACATCATAGTTTAAAGCATATGCGATCTATGGCAAATGCTATGAAAAAAGGTGCTACTTTTTCTTCTGCACATACTAAAGCTATGAGGAGTGTAGGAAAATGAAAAGACGCAGAGTACCAAAAGATAAGAAAACAAAAATTCCCAAAAAATATTTATCAGGTCTTAAAGGTGGTAAAAGATCAGCTAGAGCAAGTCTTATTAAAGCTATGTCAGAAGCTTATAAAAAAGGTCAAAGAATACCAGCTTCAATGTTTAAAGCGAGGAGAAAGTAATGGCTGTAAGGAGACGACCACTATCTGCAAGAGTTATTTCAACACTTAGAGCAAAAGCTAAAGGTAGAAAAAACATTACATTAGGCACATTAAAAAAAGTATATCGCAGAGGACAAGGTGCTTTTTTAAGTTCAGGGTCAAGACCTCGTACATCAATGGCTTCTTGGTCAATGGGTAGAGTAAATAGTTTTTTACGAGGTAGCAGAAAACACGATCTTGATTTAAGAAGAAAGAAAAAAAAATAATGGCTAAACCAAACGCATTACAAAAAATAGAATCTCACGAAAAACTTTGTCGTATTATGCAAAAATTAACGCATGATAAAATTCACGCAATAGAAGATAAAGTTAAACGATTAGAAAAAATTTTATTAATTTGCACAGGCTCATTAATTACTGCTATGGGATATGTAATTATGATTTTACTCTCTGCTAGGGTCTAGCACTTTACAAATATAAAAAAAACAAGTACAAGCATTAATTGTATGAGTTATAAATCAATTCTTTGCATTTCAGATTTACACATTCCATATCATCACCCACAAGCATTTGATTTTCTTAAAGCATTAAAAAAAAAAATTAAACCTGATCTTATTGTTAATGGTGGAGACGAATTAGATAAACACGCATTATCATTCCACGATTCAGACCCAGATTTACCTAGTGCAGGAGATGAATTAAGATTAAGTAAGCAATACATTTGGAAACTTAAAAAAATATTTCCTGAAATGTTAATTTTACACTCAAATCATTCGTCATTAATTTATAGAAAAGCTTTAAAACATGGGATGCCAAAAGCTTATCTAAGATCATATAATGAATTTTTAGAAGTAGATCATAAATGGAAATGGGTTGATGAATTAAATCTTAAATTAAGCGATGGCACAGAATGTTTTTTTACTCATGGAATGTCAGCAGATGGCTTAAAATTGGCTATGCAGTATGGAAAGAATGTATGTCAGTTTCATTTTCACTCAAAGTTTAATATACAATATTTTAGCAACCCAGATTCTTTAGTTTGGTCTTTACAATGTGGATGCTTAACGAAACAATCGAGTCTTGCTTTCGAATATTCGAAAAATTTTAGGTTAAGATTTGTAATAGGTACAGGAGCAATCATAAATGGACAACCTATGCTATAT